TCAAAGTCCGTGAGTTCTTGTGCCAAATCTTCCATCTCCCAATCATTAATATTTTTATCTTTTATTTTTTCATAAAAATTTTTAACAGTTTTCATTATTTCTGTATTTTTATTATGGTCAATTTTATTTCGTAAATGCCATTTACCAAGACAAGACAAGTGATTTCTTAGTTTAACAGTAAAATGAACAAAAGGGTCTTTTGATACCCTAATCTCTCTTTTACCTCTAGCACCATAATACGAACTTGTGTAAAAATTATCTTTAATATATGGTTGTTTAAATTTTTTCATAAAATTTACTCCTTATATAAGGGTAGTCGAAAAGGATTTAACGACTACCCTTTTTCAGTTTCTTCACTTCGAATATATATTTAGCACTAGTATTGAAGAAACTAAATATTGTAGTTTGTTTGGATATCACATTTGGCACTACTTAAGCCAGAGAGTTAAGCCAATACTCACAAGTCCAGTTCTTCAGCATTGCGGGATTACTGTATCGCCCTTTTTCTTGTTAATGTCTATCCCAAAGGACACGTTATCATTAACAATTTCTAAGGTTAGCATATTTTATACTCACGATGTTAATTCATCGAGACAGGTACATTTTTACAGCCGTTAGCCTGTATTGTCGACAGAGATTTTATATTTCCTAATTAAAGGATTGCTCTTATGACTTTTCATTGTCGGCAACTAACCTTAAACAGCATATAAGCATTAAAAAAAATAATACAAGTATATTCTTGCATTTAATCCCATTAAATATTATATACCTATTGTGATACTGTGAAAGTGTATAAAACCGACACCGACTAGCGTTCCGATAAGTGCTTAAAAAAGGGAGATCAGTATCACAAAAGAAAGAAGAGGTAATAATGAATAAATATGAAGTACAAACAAAGTTTACTTATGGTTTTGAAAATGTTTGGAATGATGAAAATGGCAATCCAATATATTTTAATACTAAAAAAGAAGCTCAAGAAGAATTAAAAAAAAATGTTGATGATTGGAACAATGATAAACATACAACAACAAAATATTATTATTCTGATTACAGAGTTATGAAAGTGAGTGAATAATGAAAGTAAAACAGTTTGTAAAATTATTACAACAAGAAAACCAAGAACTAGAAATTGTTTTTTGGAATGAACTGATGGACGAAAATCATTGGGGTTGTATTTTAAGCACTGATGATGTTAACAAAAAAGAGTTATGTATTTGTCCAACAATCGAAGAGGGAGAATAAAGATATGATGATTAAAAAATTATTTAAAATTTTTAAAAAGCCGAAACCAACTTTGATTTGGTTACACATAGAACAAAGACAATATTATGGTGTTATTGGTTGGTTAGCTAATGACAGGAAAACATTTGTTAAAGGTCAAGATAATTTTAACAGGTTAGGTTTAAAATAAGAAAGGAATAGAATGACTAACAAAGAAAGAGCAAATAAAATTAAAAAGTTAATTGGTTTTAAACGCAACAAAAAAATTTTGTTTTCAAGACCTGCTGATATTATTGCCGATCTAATGCATTATTGCGATTATTATTCTGACCATGAAAGTTTAGATAATAAATATGACTTTCAAAATGAATTTAGAATTGCAAAAGAATATTACAATGATGAAAAACTAGAGGAGGAGACAATATGCCCAAATTTACAATAATACAAACTTATAAGATGCAAGACATTTGGAAAAATGTTGAAGCAAAAAATAAGGAGGAAGCAGTTGACATTTGTATGGCTGGTCGAGATGTTGATGAGAACAATCCAGATTACACAAATGATATTATCGAAATATATAAAGAAGAACTTCATTATGTTGGTGGGGAGAAATAGGAGAAAGTTATGCATATAGATAAATTTGTAATTAATAACATTGGTACAAAATGGACTAATGGTAAAAATAAAAAGAATCAGTTGTTGTGTAAACTTGAAAGTGATGATGGCATTGATTTAAAAAAGTTAGTGCCTTTAATTGAACAATGGCATGAAACTATTAATGGTGAATGGGCAACAAGAGACATTGAATTAACAATAAATGTCAAAGAAAATGAAAGGGATTAAATGCTTTTATATCTTTTATTAAATTGGTTAGGTGTTATTGTGTTGATTCTTTATGTTTATCTTCAATTGAATCGATAATTTCATATTCTGCATTAACAATATTATTATCCCGTATCTCTTTTAACTTTGATTCAAGTTCTTTCCTGGTCATGTTATCTAGAGATGCGGTAACCACCTCTTTTCTATCAACATAAAATCCTGCTAACTGACCTCTTCTATATTCAGCAACAACAGCTGGACCAAGTTGTCCGTTTTCAACAGCTTTTTCTCTTAATCTAGCAAGTTCTCTTGAGTGTCTTACTACATCTACTTTTGTTGCTTCTGCGTATTCTCTTTGTAAATTTTCAATTGCCTCTACAACTTTAGGATAATATTTTGGATTACGAAGATTACAAGCTGCTGCAGTTGCACTTTTTTCTGAATAACCGGCTTGTTTTGCACATTCTGTAGGTGTTAATCTACCATTTTCTGCACAAAAGATCTCAACAAATGCCTTTTGTTTTGGACTTAAATTTTCTCTAATTTTTGGCATAATATCCTAATTATATGCATTTTTTAAAAAAGGTATAGTTATATTTAACCCTACTATTTTATATAAAACTAATTACGGATTAAAATATCCCAATAGTGTAACATATAAAAATATTTAGTGTTACAGTGGTGTTACATAAAAAAGTAATAATATCAGTAATTTAATTTATTGTAACACTGTAACGTGTGTAACAGGGGGGTAATGATTAATTTTAAGTTGGTTAGGGCTAAAAGTATCTATAAGTGGGGAAGAGGTTAGCTCTCTTCCCCGCACACTATGATGGTTTAACGGCATTCTTATGAACACGGGGCCTTAGATGGCCCTCTTGGGAGTTGGGGTGCCGAACCATCTTCGTCTAAGACACAGCTGTGTGTAGCCATTGAAAGCTTCCCCTATCCCGACTTTAAAAGGGTGGTTCACCCTTAAACTGTTTAACTTTACTTGGCATAAATTTTGTAGTTTTTAAATCCTTCATCTCCTTGTACGTCAAGTGGCGGACCGTAGTAAAAGCTTGGTGTCCCTGCGCTGTCGTTCCAAGACTGGTGGTAGAATTCATCATTCTTTGTTTCGCCCGTTGAGTTACATACTTTGCATTTGAATCTAATTTTGACATATCCACTACCCTTGCAATTGTAACAAATCACTCAACAACTGCTCCATGGTTCGTGATACGTAAATAATAATTCGTGCCATAACGCTTCTTTATTATATCTTCAAGACGGTGGTATTTATAACGATCTAATAATTCTTCCCTGGTCCGTGGATCACGCATCACTTTACTTCTTACATCATCAAATTCATCAGTTAAACGTAACTTTAAAGATCTATCCATAATCATTTACCATTAAGAAGTTTATTTAATTTTTTTTCTTTTTTCTTGGCAATTTTTTTTCGTAATTCATCAGCTTCACGTTTAAGTGCTTTATTACTTATTTTATCCATTTGTTCATTTATCCATGGCATCCACCTATCTGCTTGATGTTTATGAAAACAAATCTCTTTAAATGAGACAATTTCATTTTCTAATTCATGAAATTTAAATAAACGTAAATAACGATAATCAGGATTTGTATTTATTACATGCAATAATTCATCACATAGCTCTATCGTATCTTCATCTAAAAATTCTTGATACGTATATTTTTTTGCAACTTCTCTAATAGCGCTATCTAACTGCCCATAATCAGTCACGTTTCTACCTTCAATTGACTCCATACTCTCTCCTATCTTTATTTCTAAAATTGTAACATTTAATACAACGCCACAATTCATAATTAATTTTATCTTGAATCATATTATCACAAAGATATTTTCTAGAACAGTCTTTACAAACCTCATGTGTGTATAATCTGCCATACTTTGCCTTATACTTAAATTTTGGTAATATAGACTCCTTTCTCATCTCTCTCCCTTTTAGGAGAAGAACTTTGGATCGTGCATTTCTAATAGTTTAACAATGGCTTTGTTACCCTCTTCAAGTATTTTTTCCCATTCTTTTATACTGTAACTGCAATTATATTTTGGATCGTAGAACTTCACAGAGATCCGTTTACAATCGTAACATTCATTTACTTTTCGTATCGGACTATCTGGTAATTTCACTTAATCCGCCAATCCGTTCTCCTCTTTCTTTCTTTCTTTAAATTTCATATGTTCTTTATCAACAAGTTTCCTGATGAAATTGTTAATGCTCATATAATCCTCTTTTGCAATTTTACGTATCTTATCATACGTTTCTTTGTGAATTGCAACACTTTTGTACTTTTCTATATTCATATGTGTAATATATGGGATATTATATAAATAGTCAAATGTCTTTTCTAATATCTTCGACACATTGGACTTTATATGTAAAATATTTATTCATTTCAAACTTCATAAATTTTCGTCCCATTTCTTGACAAATTTCTAATTTTTCAAACGTTTCCTGATAAACCATTTGATTACCTGTATACACCCATATTTCACCATTAAATCCCCATAAACTAACCACTAGAAGAAACGTCTTTATCATACTCCTTGATAGTACCCCAACTTTCACCGATTTCAACATCTACTTTACATTTGACCTTGAGCGACACACAGTTTTCCATTATGGTTTTTATGACCGAATATTGTTCGGGATTTTCAACAGAGAGATTCAATTCATCATGAACCTGGATATGAGGAAGAAACCCTTCCTCATGGAGATCTATCATGGCTTGTTTAGTTTGATCGGCTGCCGATCCTTGTATTAGTTTATTTAAAGCTTTGTAAGTGAATGCACGTCTAATATTTTTACCGTAATCACGCATGGCTTCAACATGTGGTAATGGTTTATTTATGCCAAATAAATTTGGTTCCCATAAATCAAAACGACATTTGCGACCAAGTAATGTTCTAATAAAACCTACATCTTGAGCTCTAGCTGAAACTTTATCAGCTAACTCTTTTACAAAAGGTACACGTTTATGATACTGCTTCCAAAGATCTGCAGTGTCTTCTTCATCTAATCCTAATTCTGATCCAAGTTTACCTTTGCCCATACCATACATCATTCCAAGATTTATAGTTTTTGCTGTTTTGCGATCAATACCTGCCATATCAGCAACAACTTGATGAAAGTCTGCATCATCATTTTCATAGGCATCAATTACTTGACTACTGCCAGGTAAACCACCATTCGTTAACTGTGCAAAGTGTACCGTGATACGTGGTTCTTGTTGCGAGTAATCAAAAGTTCCCCACTTGCAACCATCTTCAGGGATAAATAAACTTCTTATTTTAGGTCCAATAACATTATTTCTTGCAGGAATTTGCTGTAGGTTTGGATTACTATAACTGAATCTGCCGGTTACAGTTCCTCCTTGGTCAGACCGCATTTGGTGGATTTCAGCGTGTATCCTCCCTCGGTGCGTATGCTTGAGGATAGTATCAATAAAGGTGGTTCTCGCTTTATTAATCTCACGAGCTTCAACAACCATCTTAGCAAGAGAACTAGGGTGAGTTGTAAGAAAATTTTTATCAAACTTAGGTTGACCAGATTTTTCAGTGCGCTCGTATTTAATTTTTTTTGCATCAAAAGCTTTCGCAACAGAAGCTGCAGCCCAAATATCCACTGCGACCCCTGTATCTTTAAGGATTTTACTAAGTATTTCTTTTTCTCGTTTAGCAAAAAAGTTTTTTGTTTTCTCTGCTTGATCCAGGTCAATACGCACCCCCTCCTTTTTCATGTCAAACAATATAGGAAAAAGTTTCGTTTCTAAATCAAAAATACTATTTAGATCTTGTTTAGTAAGTTCTGTTTTAAAATATTGCCATAGTTTTAAAGTTAGATCTGTATCTTTTTCAGCATAAGGGCCAACATACATTGGTGGTAGTTTCCACATTTCACCTTTAGCATCAACGCCCCAACTCTTTGCCGCTTCGTATAACAAAGTTTCGTTTTTGCTTTCACCTAAATAATGTTTACCTAGTTCATTAAGTGAATACTTAAATCTATTTTCATCAATAATAGGTGCTGCAATCATTGTGTCAATAATGCGACCATGAACTTTTAGGCCCATGGAATGTAACCAACCGACATCATACATGGCGTTATGAAAAATTTTATCACAAGGTAACTCTAAAATTTTTTTCAATTGCCCTGTAAAAATTTTAACATCGAAGTTACCACCGCCTTCATGACGTAATGGAAAATAACCAGACCAACCTTCCACTGAAAGTGCAACACCCGCTACGAACCCTTTTCCAACAGGCCAACCAGGTCCAATACCGGTATTTAAACCAATATCATTTGTTTCTAAATCAATTGCTATTTCTTTTGCTTGACTTAAGTCAGGAATATTTTGTGGTGGTGTCCACTCACTGGGTGGTTGAAACATAGGTATCTGAGTCATTTTTTTGACCTTTCTCTTTTGTTTTTTCGTTTTGTCATATTTTCATATGCTTTCTTCCAATCTTTAATTACGCCAAGTTTTACTAAATGTTTTGCCGCTTTTAAGTTTAAATCATCATGCCAATCTGGTTTTCTTTTCACAAGAAAACCTCTCTAAACTCTCTATTTGTTTTTGATCTAACGATGTATAAACTTTGCTTTGCTCTTGTAAGAGCTACATAAAAAACTCTTCGCTCATCATCTTTATCTCTCCAATAAGATTCATCTGCCTTACGAGATAGATCTGAAAGTATCATTACATTATCTGCTTCACCACCTTTGCTACCATGCACCGTAGAGAGCGTGATCCGTGGTACGGGATGAAAGCTACCTTCTCTTCGTATCACGTCAGATACATAAGCTTTCTTGTATTCTGGTACTTTATCTAGAGCTTCGTGCCATGAATATTCTTTCGGCACTCGTAAACCATTACTCCTTTTTAATTGTTCGTAAGTAAATGTTGCATCTTGATCAACACCAACCAAACCTTTGTAACCTTTCTCGACTCCAGTATTTGCATTCATGTAATAGTAAACATCTTTTAGAGTATCATGATCAATAAAACTTCCTTGCTGTAACATGCGCCAGCCATTGATAGCGTTTATTAATCGTTTACCAATAGAGCTTTTACCTGCACGGTGATAATAATAACCTAATAATTTTAAATCATCTTCTACCTGGTCTAAAAAATAATTGGTCCTACCAAGTATTAACCAATTACCAGATTTTAAATGATCAAAGTTTCTTCGTGGTAAATGCACAATTGTGCCTTCTTCTTGTTTCGGGGACCATTGTTTTTGCACCCTGTTTTTAACACGATTAATTAAGTTTATTGCACGTTGTTGAATTTTTAATGGTAATCGATAAGACTTATCTAATATAATTCTTTTACCTTCTTTATTTAAAAGGTACTCACTTCTTGCTCCAGCCCATTGAAATATAGCTTGGTCATCATCGCCTGCAATGTAAACACGTTTAGCTTTTTCTGCAAGTTTATCAACCATTTGCCATTGTATAAATGAAAGATCTTGCGCTTCATCTACTATTAATACATCGAGCCGTGGTGCGATATCCTCTTTTAAAAACTCTACAATCATGTCAGTAAAATCATATTTAAATTTACGCATAGACCCGAACTTATAATCATGTAATGTTTCACTAATTAATTTTAACTTGGGCCAACCACCCTGCATGTGTCCACTTTTTAAAAACTGATCGTATAATTTAACACCATTAATTTTTGCCATGTCCATAACTTTCATGAAAATATCATTAGGTGAGGACACACCATAACCTAATACTTCACCGTTTGGATTTGTTAATTTTACTTGCAATTGTTGAGATACAAAACGATAGTCTTCATCATTCATTACATCTGATTCTGATAAACCAAGAGCAAGAAAAGCTAAGCTGTGTAAAGTTCTAAAATATTTAAAGTCTTTTACATCTTGTTTAGGAAAATCACGAAGAGCTCTAGTTAACGCTTCTTTTGCAGCTTTTTGTGTAAAAGCAAAGTAACCGATTTTATCTGGCGCTGTGTTTTTTAATTCTTTAGCTACAACTTCATTCAACAGGTAAGTAGTTTTACCTGTGCCTGGAGGACCGAAAATTAAATTAATCATTAGAATGGTGTCTCTTCTTCTAAGTTTGGTTTTGGATGTAAATACTGATCTTTATCCATTTGTGCAAACATTTTTGGAACATACCATACTCTACGAACTTTACCATTTAAACGTACTGTGCCACTGTCACCGTTAAGACCTCTAATACTAGTTACAATTTGTGTAGGATTAAATGTTTTAAATTGTTTCTTTGTGAGAAATTCTACAAGAGCTTCTAATCTAAAATATATTTTTTCATCTTTATATAATGCTTGTCCTAATCGTAAACCCTCCCAGTCTTGTGCATCACCTTGGTCCGTGATAAATTCTTCAAGTAATTCATAAAATCTTCCTGTAGCTGTAACCTCTAGAGGCATTTCAATGATCTTTACATCAGCAAGTAGTTGTTGAAGTTTCGTGGTCCAATCTCTAGGATTCAATGCATTAGGTAAGATATTAATTCTACCCATACAAGCTTTACGAAATAAATTCTGATCATATAATTCATTGTTTGATAAACTTAAACGCTTACCATCAACAGTAATAAACCATTGTGATTCATCTGATTGATACTTTGTAAGATCATCAAACTCATTTTCGAAACCATCACCAATACCAAATTTTCTACTTCTACACACACTACTGTTACAAAATTGACACATAGGTTCAACTTTGCATGTATAATTATAATCTTTTTCCGAATGCTGATTTATTGTTTTAGTTACTTCCGACATTGAAAGTTTTTTAGCCATGTACTTTTGATTAAATTCATTTACTTTGTCTTGCCAATCTTTTGGATGTTTTTTCTTGGCATATACCGCATAATGAAATAATACGTTGTCCCTACCACCCTCTTGTACTTTTTGAGACATAAGAGTTTCCAAGCAGGGTGGACCATCAGACATTTCTTTAAAATTTTTTTTCTTAGATAATTTTATTTGCGAAAATTCTTCTACAGATACTCTATACTTATCGACAAGTTCAAGAAACTCATCCAAAGTAGCTGCACTGCCATCATCAAGAAAAGCATACCTATTGTTATCAGTGCCACCAAAGTAAGGAAGATTAAGAAAGTTACCGACGTCTCCACGTTCTTTTTCAATTTTTTCTTGTTTTGGAAATATTTCTGACCCTGCATATCCAAGTTCACCGCTTATTTGTTGTAATTTTGATCTCATATCTTTAGCAGGTATAAAAGATTTAACAAAACTAAAAATATGTGCGCCTCCACTTTTAGAGCGACACACTATTAAAGGAAATTTTTCTTCTCTAATTTTACTTACTATTTTTTTATGATCTAAAGGATATTGATCAATATCTATACAACCCCATTGACACTTATTATCATCATTAATGGGTATTATTCCTAGACTATTAACGCCTGATATGTGCTCTTCCCATAGACTATCCGGCTGTGGAAACAGCCTAACAATACGAGAGTCACCAGTGTGCTTACCTTTTTCATTAACACCACTTTTAGTGTAACAACCATGAGCACGTTCCTGTCCTCTAAAAACCTGCTTAAATTTCTCCATAATTAAAAAGGCGCCCGAAGGCGCCTAATTTTTTAGTATGGTGAACTTTGTTTTTCTACATCTTGCTCATGTTTGACAGTAGCTGTCCCATCAGAAACAAAATTAGAAAAGTCTTTAGCCATTGCATAAAGGTTTTTATCTTTATCTGATAAAAAATCTTCTGCAGTAATGTCCCAATTGTACCAAAAACCTTGATCATTTTCTTCTCTTACAGTTTTAAGTTTGTAAAATTTTGAAAACATAGGCGGTGTAAAAGGACCATTTTGTCCGTTTATTTTTAAAGACTTCATCATCGTATTCCATTTACGACTCTTCTTTAAAGCTGTGGACTTCATGGTAATTACACATGGTTCAGCAAGATCATCTTTAACTAAAAGAACATAATGATTACCACATGTTTCAACGTAGTTACCATTAGGTAGTCTATCTTTACTCCCATCTCTTTTTGTTTTAGTAATAATATCACTGCTTGCGTCGTAAATATTCACAGGCGCACCAGTGCTACCTTTACCTCTGTCAACCCATTCGACATACTGTCTTACATATCCACAGGGTATAACAGTTACTCCCTCTTCGCCTTTAAAGGTTTCTCTCGATACATCATTAAATATATCACCTTCCGTGGCTCCAAGTTCTTTCTTTTCTTCTGACAAAGGTTGCAACACTTTTAATCTTGGTGTTGCTGTATCCTGATTGTCAACCGTTTCAAAACCTTTGTTTGAATCTTCTTCAAACATTTTATTGAAAGGTATTACTTCTGCATTTTTCTTTTTACTTACAGCGTTACTCATTTTTACCTCGTTTCTTATTTTTTACTCAATTTAGTCTTTGAACCAACAAAGACGCCAAATTTGTCCATGGGTATTTC